TCTACCTTTCAGTGTCTGTCACATGACTTTTCGATTCGCCGCCAAGTATGGATTACTCACGTATGCCCAAATCGGAGACCGAGACGTGGAGGATTTCGGGTGGAGAGTTAGCGACATGCTTGGATCGCTTGGAGCGGAGTGTATCGTGGGCCGAGAGTCTCACGCTGATGGAGGACTGCATATCCATGCTTTCTTCATGTTCGAACGGAAGTTCCAATCACGAAATGTCCGTGTGTTTGATATGGATGGATGTCATCCAAATATCGTCCGTGGCTACAGCACTCCTGAAGATGGAGCACGATACGCGATCAAGGAGGGTGACGTTATTGCTGGAGGACTCGACGTGGACGCTCTTGGAAGCTCAGTGGCTGGATCTAAAACTGTCTGGGCTCAAATCATCCTGGCGGAGTCTCGAGACGACTTTTTTGCGGCATGTGCGGAACTGGCACCAAGGGCACTTCTGTGTTCATTCACCTCACTCCGATGTTATGCCGATTGGAAGTACAGAGAGGACCCAGCTCCTTATCGACACCCAGAGGATGTATCATTTGACACGTCAAGATTTCCTGAACTCGATCGATGGGTGCAAGAGTCTCTTAGAGGGACTGCTAGAGGTAAGCGCTGCTCGCTCCGCTCGGGTTCTGATGTTGACTCGGGGTTTTTGCCAATTCATGGCTCGGTTCCGTTAGGTCCGATCCGCCTCCGGCGCTCGGACCACTCCAGGATTTTACGTAATGCTAACTTGTAATAGGCCGAAGACGAAGCCTCATCTTGTATGGACCCACAAAACTAGGCAAAACTCTGTGGGCGCGAAGTTTAGGCAACCACGCTTACTTTGGGGGCCTGTTTTCCATGGATGAGTCCATCGACAACGTCGACTATGCTGTTTTCGACGATATGCAAGGTGGATTGAAGTTTTTTCACAGTTACAAATTCTGGTTGGGTGCACAGTCACAATTTTACGTAACGGACAAGTATAAGGGGAAACGACTGGTTCATTGGGGCAAGCCCTGCATCTATCTGTACAACCACAACCCTCTATGCGACGAGGGTGCGGATCATGATTGGTTGTTGGGAAATTGCGACATAGTGGGTCTGGACGCAGATGACTCACTTCTCGTGCCAGAAGAAGGTAGCCTCGGGGGTGAAAGTTAGGGTAGATTGGTCGTCATTAGCCCCGTGCTTACGGAACATATCAATGACGTAATAGTTGCCCATTCCTACTCGACCCGTGACTGACACAGACTGATCAGTCATACTCTCACCAACCGCCTCTTCTTGATAGGCTATATTATGTTCCATTGGGTGCCAAAGCTTGAAATTTCGAATTGTTCCGGTGTTGTTTGTAGACCGGATGGTCCGTGTTCGGTCGTACTTAATGGAGAAGTTCTTCCGGGAGAGCGGGGCGGTAAACACTGACAGCCAATCGACATTGCGGGCACCCTCGAATAGTTCGTCCTGTAGGTATATTCCGCTTGACAATGCGGACAGCATGCGGACCATGCCGTTGGACGTCTGGCGAAAGAAGGTGGAGGTGGCGGGATCACGTTCCCCAAAATCGTCCTTCGAGGTAAAGCATATACGGCGCCATTCCCAGGGGGCGGAGTTATTGGTCTCCACAGTGATTTTCTCGCGTAATCCCTTGGCGTAGATTGTTGAGGAAGTACGCAGTGACGTGTCGATCTTGGATCCTCGTTGACCGTCGGAGGTTTCTCCTGGTCGGGCTGTTGCATTCCATACGTAGAAAAATTGTGCTCCTGGGTTAGTCTGTCCCACTGGAAATCGCATGACTGCTCCCGTTGCAGAGTACACGGTGGAGAAAGGATCGGCTGCTGTTGTATTGGTGTAGGACAACATGTTATCCCGCTTTTTCTGACTGGTCCGGTTGAGAAGGCTTCGGGTGGACATAGGTCGCAACCTTCGGGACAGCCGAGTGGCTCTTGTCCGCTTGCGTCCATAGCGGGACTTGGCACTGCGGGGTCGATATGCAGACTTGCGTCGCGATTGGCGCCGGTAGACCATGTGAGGGATTTTGAGGCATTTAATTTTGGGGGCCAAAGGGGCTGGGGCGTGGGCTTTTTATAGATAAATAGCTGACACTGACACCATCTGAAAGGTAGAATAATATTA